TGATATTGCATATTTAAATCTTGCACATTTTCAGAGACAAGCTGATCTTATTCACAGTTTGCACGTTGCATCTCAACCAATGCTTGTCATGGAAGGATATGACGACCAAACTAAAGACCTTGCTATATCTGTTAATTATGCAATGGCAACTCAGCCAGGTAATAAGGTTTACTATGTAGAACCAGCTTCCAGTGCTTTTGATGCTCAATCTTCTGAAATAAAAGAATTACAAATGCAGATGGCTACACTTGGAATTAGTACATTATCACAACAGAAATTTGTAGCAGAATCAGCAGATGCTCGTAGACTAGATCGTGTTGATACAAACTCCATGCTTGCTATGGTGTCTATGGAACTAGAGCAAAAACTACAAAAATGTTTTAATTTTTCTGCTGAATATGTAGGAATCGAGCCACCAGAAGTAAAAATCAGTAGAGATTTTGATATTGAGAGACTAATTGGACAGGATATTACAGCATTAACATCATTATTCGATCAACAGGTTATTGATAGAGAAGAATTTAGAGATATTTTGGTACAAGGTGAAGTTTTACCAAGTGCAAATGAGGCCAAATCCGAATAGTCTGCTACAATAGTGAATAAATACACAGATTATTATGGCTAAATCCTTAGATAAGGTACTTCAGCCTGACGGAACTTACAAATGGGAACTTGTAGAACCTACTTTATCTGAAAAGATGGGTAATGGTGCTGAAGCTCCTGTTGTCTGTCCTGCTCCAGAATCAAAAACAACTAAGAAAAAACCTGCTAAAAAGAAAACAACTAGCCCACTTACTGAATAATTCATGGCAATCGAAGAACAAGTAATTCAGTCTGATTCTGTGAATCCTGCTGAACAGCCTGTGGCTGAAACTGCTTCACAACCAACTCAACCACAATCACCAAATCTTGATGCTGTAAAAGCAGAATATGAAGCAAAATTAGCTGCTGCACAAAAAGAAGCTGCTGAAGCACAAGAAAAATTTAAGGGCATCAAAGGTAAACTTGATGATGTTTATAAACAAAGAGAAGAAAAGCGTACCAAAGAATTAGAGGATCAAGGTCAATGGAAAACTCTTTGGGAAGAAGCTAATAAAACAGCCCAAGAAAAAGAGCAACAGATAATGACTTTATCTCAACAGTTAGAAGACTTGAAAACTTCTAATGAAGTTGCATCTACTAAAACCACAGCACTTGCAGCTATCAGTAATCTTGGAGCGATAAATGCGGAACAAACTCTGTCATTATTACAAAACAAGTTACAAAAAAATGATAACGGGGAAGTGGTTGTATTAAATGGTGGCGTGGAACAAAATCTTACTAGCTATCTCACAAGTCTCAAAAACCCTGGTAGTGGTTGGGAACATCATTTCAAGCCAAGTTCTGCTGCTGGAATGGGTGCAAAACCAAGTCCTATTGCAAATGCTGGTG